AAGAGGTGAAGGAACCTCTACATATCAATCAGATCGTGGACCATATCCGCAAATCGTTCGACGGCTTCCCCATGTTGCTCGGGGATTGCCTCTTCGACTACCGCGCGGGCAAGATTACCGCTTTTCGTTCACCGGGCGCTCTGGAAGCTTGGGTGGGGGCAAAGAGCCACGAACCACCACAGATCGAACCTCCAGGCCGTACACTCGGATGCGCCAGTTGGCGCGCCATTTACGAAGGATTGATTCAGAGCGCAAGAACGTTCGACAACGTCGCCAATGCCCCTCATTCCCCCAGTCGCCATAACGTTTTTTACGATCACCCACCTCTGCCTTCACCCAATTCCAAACACAAGCGGTTCCATCAACTCATGGACTTCTTCTGCCCATCAACACCAGAAGACGGAATTATGATCCGCGCTCTCTTCGCATCCCCTATGTTCTACGACCCAGGCGCAGATCGCCCCATATGGATCGTGGACAGCGATACCGGCCAGGCATCAGGCAAGACCAAACTCATCGAGCTGCTGGCTTTCCTCTACAATTCCCCACCGTTTTACGTGGACGCGACCGGCCTGACTAACGAACGCGATCACGACAGAATGCTCAGAACGCTTTTGACACAAGGCGCTCTCGGTAAAAGAGTGTTTTTGTTAGACAATGTCACTGGTTTCTTTAAATCAGCTACTCTCGCTTCCATGGCCACGTCTGCAGTCTTCTCCGGCCTCGCACCATATGGACGCAACGAAGTTACACGAGAAAATGACCTAACGTTCTGCATAACAAGCAATTCCGCAAGCATGGACAGAGATCTCATCAGCCGATCTATGATAATCTCAGTTTCCAGGGACGATGCCGCAAATGGTTCATGGCTATCCAACGTCCGTCACTTCATCAGTTCATACAGATGGGAAATCCTCGCCGATGTAGCTCATATCGTCCAATCAGGGTCTGATTGGCCAGTCATGACTCAATCACGATTCCGCGCTTGGGAAAGCCACGTCCTCGCACCTATGTGCGGCCATAGCGATGTCTTCGAAGATTGCCATAAATTGCAAATCTCCCGGCGCGAAGGCGCTGACCAAGAAATCGGGGACGCTGAAATGTTCAACTTCTTCGTGGAAGGGAAATTGCAAAGCATGGCCATATTCCCCGAACAACCCGTATGGCTCTCCTCGGCGGTTATCAATGACTGGGCACAAAAAATCCTGCCAGGTCTCGGCGGGAAAAATAGCAGGGGCGCCAAGCAATGCGTTCATAACTGGCAAAAGCTCGGCCTCCTCCCAAATTGGTCGTTCGCTCTGTCGCGTTTCCCGACTTCCAGTAGACTCGATAAACCACGATCTAGGGGTGTCATGATCAGATCTGACAAGTTCAAAGCGGGGTCAGATCAAGACGTGGCCATCGTAATTAAAGACTCAGATGGAATTATTCTTAAAATTTAGAACGAGCGGGGTAGCAACTTCTGGCCCCGTGGCCCCGCAGTGGCCCCGCTGTAAATAACCATTATGCAGTCTTTTATGAGTTGTATACCACCAGTGGGGTAGGTAAGTGTACAAACTATAGGTATTCTCACTAGAACTATGTATATAGTCTATATCCATAACCGGTTATTTAAACGATCTATACTCTTCTATCTGAATCCTCTGGTCCGCACATTTGTGGCCCCGTGGCCCCGCTTTTTAAAACTTGACAAAAGTAAGGAAGATACAGGAAAGGGAAAATCAGTGAACAATGTCCAATACAGGCAATATCTGAAGTCTGCAAAATGGTCGAATATTCGATCAGATATGCTCAGATATGCGAAACACCAATGCCAAAAATGCGGCGCCAAGAACTGCATTCTCCAAGTCCATCACATCGATTACGAAAACCTGTACGACGAAATGCCAGAAGACCTTGAAGTCCTATGCAAATCTTGCCATCAACTCGCCGATCAAGATCGAGAATATGAAACCGGGTTCGATACCTTTTTCGAAAAAAAATACGGATCGTCTTCTCTCCGCGCTTCAAGGTCTGACTACCAAGAATTCGATAACTGGATCAAAAAACAAGACTACGAATACTAATTGCCTGATGTTGACAATGTTGCGCCTGTATTGGCAAAGTCACGCCAAGGCCAACACATGCCAGGCATCAAAGACCAACACAAAGCATTCGCCCTAGAATTCTTCCACTGCCGCAATGCCACCAAGGCCGCCATCGCCGTCGGGTACGCAAAACGCAGCGCAGGAAGTAGTGGTGCGCGCCTTCTAAAGCGCGCGGATATAGCCAGCGAGCTGGCCAGGTTATCCATGAGCAACCTAGAGCAGCGCCAGGGTGATATCGATGAGGCGCGAGATATCTGTTGGCAGAACCTACGGCAAGGCGGACGTGACTCTGGCGTGTGGATGGGTCACCTCATCAAGATGAATGGGTGGGGCTTAGAGACTAGCCGGATAGAGTTACAGCAACTCCCGCCTCCCACGTTCGTGCTACCCCAGGCGGTAGAGATCGAGTGCATTGAAGCCGGTGATAATGGTGGGACGCGCGCCCTACCTGTCACACCCACGACCGCGCACAACGACGCAATAACCGAGACGATTGACGTTGAATCGAGCGAAAGCGCGTAGTGGTAGCTACTTGCAGAGCGCAGCGAAGTAGACTTAATGGGTATTATGCGACGTGTGCATGTTGCACTAAGGCCGACCCATTCGACCCCCCATCGGCTATGCCACGCCCCTACCGCATTTATCTACTCGGACAAAAATCTGGTTTAATTGGCTAATGGAACAGCCCGATCTTTTTGGATTATTGCCTTACGATGGGAATAACGACGGGGCGACGTTATTTCCGTATGGGGTAGGGAAAGTAAGTGCGAGTTTAGCGCGTCGAGTGGCGCAGGGGTTGGTGGAGTGTGAGACATGTGGGAAAGAAACAAAGCGATTGACGATACACACTCGATTTTGCAGTGAGGGATGCAGAGAGAAGAAAAGGAATCGGAGTGAAGAAGTAGAAGGGGAGTGTGAATATTGTGGGGAGTATTTTTCAAAGCGAACGAGAATTAGGGAAGGCAGGGATCAGAGTCGTTATTGTGGGTGTTCGTGTGCGTCGTTGGCGAAGACGTATGGATCACCTGGTGAACGTGAGAGTATAGGGTTGAAGTTGAAGGGGCTGATAGACGAAGGGAAGACGTGTGAAGAGATAAGTAGGATTACTGGTTTAGGAAGAAGTAATTTAAAGCGGTTGTTGTTGGACTATCACAGTAATGTTGACTGGGATCGGTTGGTGATAGATGGGCATATTAGGAAAGAGAGTGCGGTTTACTTGATACGGATGGAGGGGACGGATTTTTACAAGATAGGATTATGTGTGGCGGGGGAAGAGGAGAGGCGGCGTGTTGAGTTACAGACTGGGAATCCGCATGAGTTGGTGGTTGTGGGGTCTGGGCATTTTCGATTTTGGAGTCATGGGTTGAGGTGTGAGCAGGAGTTGCATCGGAGGTATGGTGATAAGCATGTGAGGGGGGAGTGGTTTTTATTGGATGCGTGTGAGGTTGGGTTGGTGTTGAGGGATGCGGAGGATTTCAAGGGTTGATGGGAGAGCGAGGGGAGCATTTACGGCAGGACGCGAACACACCGCGAGCGGCGCCTGCGCGTGGTATGGAGACGGAGCGGCGAGTGGTGGGGCCGTGGTGTCCGTCGGCGAAGCAACTTGATGCGTTGACGTTATTGGAGGGGCCGTTGACGCGGTTGGTATTGGATGGTGGTGGGCGGAGTGGGAAGACGGCGTGTATAGCGCATTGGATGTTGAGTCGTGCGGCGCGGTATGCTGGGAGTTGGCATGTTGTGTTGAGGAAGGCGCGATCGCACACGGTGCAATCGTTATGGAACGGGACATTTTTTGATTATTTGAGTAAGCATTGGCCTGACCAGCGGTATTGGGTATTGAAGCGGGATGAGTTGATGATTCACTTTCCGTTTAACAACTCGCGGATACTTTTTGATGGGTGTGATGATGAGGCGCGGGTGCGCAAGTTATATGGGAATGAGTATATGTCCTTATGGTTTAATGAGGCGTCGGAGTTTCCATGGGAGGTGGTGGAGCAGTTGATGAGTCGTCTCGTCCAACGTGGGATCGACAGTCAAGGCAACGAGGGTTTATGCAAGGCGGTATTTGACACTAATCCTCGTGGGCCGCGGCATTGGTTGTATCGTGTAGGGGTATTGGGTGTGCATCCTGTATCTGGCGAGCCGTTACAAGCCAGACAGAAATGGGGGCGTTTAGGCGGGTGGACGATAAGTGACAATGCGGCGAACTTGGCTGGGGATGCGTTACAGACTTACGAGGACCAGGATGAGATCACTAAGCGGCGGATGTTGTATGGTGAGTGGGTAGCGGATCAGGGGGCGGTGTACTCGGAGTTTACAGAGGGGTTGGTTATTGGCGCGGCGGATTGCATGGAAATGAGTACGGGTACGTTTAAGGGCAAGGCGTGTTACAGGTCTATTGACTTTGGTTATCGGGATCCTTTCGTATGCCTTTTCGCGGGTGTTGACTGGGATGGGCGGTTGGTTATTTACGATGAGATATACCGGACGGGGCGGATTGTATCGGATCATGCTGGGGAGATAATGGAGCGGAGCAAGGTGAACACGGTATGGTATACGGTATGTGATCATGATGCTGAGGATGCGGCGACGTTGAGGCGTGATGGAGTAGTGACGCGGCCGGCGTGGAAGGATCGGCCGATAAGGGATGGCCTCGCCAGGGTGAAGAAGCGGTTGCAAGAGGGGCGGTTGCTTTTCGTGCGGCCGGATCGTGGGCACAGATACGGATGTCCCGGACTACTCAGCGAAATAGAAAGCTATGTATGGGATCGTGAGGGAGACAAGCCTGTAGGGAAGGATGATCATGCGATGGATGCGTTGAGGTATTTGGTGGCGGAGTTGGATCGGCGGGTTGGGAGTGTGTTGATTGCTGGCGCGTGACTCAACCGCATGCGGTCTCGTCATATGGTTTGGTTTTGGTTGGGCTATGGGATTGCTTGCGCGATGGAAAGGGAAATAAATATGACTGGTTCGGATAGAGAAGAATATGGGAGTTGTCGTCTTTGTTTTTATTGGCAGAGGGATCACATTGACAAACCATCAATGGGATATTGTGAATATCTTCCTCCTGTTTTGAATGTTTCTACTGGGACATTTGATCAACCATACGTTGGGGAAAATGATTGGTGTGGTCAGTTTAGATACGGTGCGCGGAATGTTTGAATCACGATGAAAGATTGCAGCACGTGTCGTTTTTCGGTTGAGGCGAATCCGCACTTGCATGGGTACCCGGCATCGGACCCGGCGATGTATGCGTTGTTGCCGTGTTCGCGGTGTACGTTGAGTGAGCCGCAGTACGAGCGGCGGCGGGTGTCATATCGCTCGCAATGGGAGGCGCCGACAACGGGTACGTGGGCGATGTTGGAGCGGCCGGTGGTTGATGATGTGAGTGTGCTGGCGACGGTGCTGAGGGAGTATTTGTTATTGAGCAAGAAAGAGCGGCGGGCTATTCGGGCTGGGGCGATGGAGAGCAAGCGGCGGGTGACGATGTATGCGCGGGTTGCGGTGGCGTTCAAGGTGGTTGACGAGGATTTCTTATCGGCGAAGTTAGGGGCGCCTGATGGGTCGAGCAATGCGGCGGTGGGTCGGGTGTTGGGAATTTCGCGGCAGTTGGCGTGGAAGCGGGCGAAGTCTGTGAGGGAGCGGATGGAGCGATTGCGGGAAGTGGCGATGATATGAATGATGAACCGATGACCGTGGCGGATGAGATTCGGGAGTTGGTGGCGGCGGACATCCGGATTGAGTTGGAGATTGATGCGTTGATGGCTGACGAGGTGAGGCCGCGGAAGGAAGAGCGGAAGTACATTCGGGACCGGCTCAAGGCGTTGGTTACCGCGGGGGACCCGGCGCAGGTGGTAATGAACTTTACGGCAAGCGGGTAGGGCAGAGGGTGCTCCAGGGTAGGGCCATCGACCCACCGTGGCACGTGGCTAGTAGCGCGAGAAACTCGTCTGATCGCCGATCGCCGACGTTGCGCGCCTTGCACGTTGGGCCGGGTTTCTGGCTACTGGCCCGCGTTTAGGGCTGATTGGACCGTGTAGGCGATCCTGGGGCGGATTCTAGGCGTTCTGGCCCGAATCGCCGGGCAGACCTTCGCCGGAGTCGGTTGCCTGGGTATTCACGCCGGCCATGCTTCTTGCAGCGATGCCGGCCGCGTCCAGGTCAACGGCCTCGTTGAAGCTGAATCCGTCGATATCGCGCCTGATGGCCTCGATGGTGTCGGGGGCGACTTGGGACCGCAGGATTTGTAGCAGGCTGTCTACGATGGCATTTAGGGTCAGCTTGCGCAGGGAATCGGGGGCGTCTACTTGGTTGACCAGGATCAGGGACTTGAAGTCCTCGAACAGGTCGGACACGTGGAACCGGGTAGCGTAGCTCGTCGATACATTTCGCACACTGGGATCGATCATTTCGGTTAGATCCCATGCCCGGCGTTCGGCTTCGGAGATTTGCTGGGCGTAATTGCGCAGTACGGCCTGGGGGTCGAGCTGGTCGAAGGCTTTGACCTCCGGGGACTCGCTGAAGTTTTTCTGGAATCCCAGGTGTAGGCCGACGGTGTCGAACATGATCTCGCGCTTGCGGCTCAGTTCTTCCTGAATTTTCGAGATCGCGGCGCCGTCTGGGCCGATATACCGGGTGATGCCGCGTTCTTGGGCGGATTCCAGGATAGCGTTGGCGTAGCCCAATATCGCGCCGACTTGCTTGGCTATGTCCTGGCCGCGGGCTTCACCGGCTAGATCGTCGCCCACGCTACTGGGAAGAACGACCTGGGCGAAGACGACCTTGTGAAACAGGGTATCGAGGCACGATTCCAGATCCATGATGGCGCGTTGGATGTCCTCGACATCATCGTACCAGTGCGGGTGTTCGCTGATCTCGCCGACGGGCACAAAGGGGATTTTCTGGAAGCCGAGTTTGGTCACGTCGATGCGTTTGGCGGACTCGAACATGCCGGAGGTATTGAACTTGATTTCCCATTCTTCCATGACACCGGGGCGCCACAGCCGGCGGATGGTCTTTTCCTCGGCGAGGGTAAACGGGTTTGGGTTATCCCACTTGATGCCTTCGGTGATGATCCACTCTAGTTCGCCGTTGGGTTGACGGCGCCAATCGACGATTTGCAATGGATCGTAGACGACCCAATACGGGCGGATGGCCATTTCTTGCGCTTCGGCCTGGCTGACATTGATGCCGGTTTTCGGCGAGTCGATACCGATCCAGCACCATTTGGTTGCGACTAGGGTCCGCAGCACTTCGCCCATGAAGTTATTGAGGCTGACGCCCTCGCGGGTGATATCGGCGTTCATTTCCGGCGGCACGCCCTCGCGTTCGGGAGGTTCGGCGAAGACGTACTGGGTGATTTTGTCGGCGATGCGGCGCGCGTGGTTGACCAGGTAGGCGCGGCCTTGTCGGCCTTCCATGTCGATTTTGCCGACTTTCTCGAAGCGGTTCTCGTCAACGAACGATCCGCTTCCGGTCCAGTCTACTGAGCTTTCCGCCGGGAATCGTGCGAGGCGTTCATCGATGTATGGGCGACCACCGCGGAGGACCAGTAAGTTCTGATGTAGCTTCCTGGCGCGTTGCTCGATGGTGCGATGGTGGCGGGTGGCGAATATTTCTTCCGGCGTTTTATCGGCGGAAATGTCGTTGGCGATGAGGAGAGTTGAGGTAGGCATATCAGTAAAATGCACGCGCGCGTAACTGTGCCATGTTTACACACTTGCCCTTTTTTTGACCCGTTTTTACGGAGTGTCTACCCGGACTCTAAATGGAGGATCTAACGTCATGGGGATTGCAGGAATTATCGCGAAGGCTGCCGAGGGGCAGGAGTTGACTGAGGCCGAGCGCCAGGAATTGCGGGATTACAAGGACCCGGACACTGGGGCGAGTGCGCGGATTGCGGCGAAGAGAGCCAAGCAACTTGAACAGGAATTGAAGGATGCTCAGGCGGCTGCGGAGGCGGCGCAGGAGGCTCTTGAAGTGGCGAGCGCAGGCGGATCCGAGTTGGAGAAGCTGAAGCGTCAACATGAACGCTTGGCGGCGAAACATGCGGAAGCCGAGAAACTGATTGAAGCCGAACGCGCACAGCACGAGACCACAAGACGGGCGGCTGCGTTGGGGCAGATCGATGTTCCATGGTTGCCGGACGTGTCGGGGAAGTATCGGGATCTCACGTTGCAGGAAGCTTTTGAAGACTTCAGCACGGAAGATCTCGCGGATGCCGGCAAGGTTGGAAAAGTGGTTGAGCGGATAATTTCGGACAATTCTCGCTTTGTGTCTGCGTCGGCGAAGTCTGGCGCGGGGACTGGGGCTGACGAGGGATCGATGAATGGCGCTTCGACGCGTCAGGGCGCGCAGGACTGGAGCCAGCCAATTGATTGGCGGGCGCTGGAGCGTTCAGGCGGACAGAAAGCGGTTACCGAAAAACTTGACACCATGTGGGCCGAACCGGCTCCGAGTTAAAAACTGAACGGGTCTTAAAATGGCAATTACAGCACTTCAGACCGAGAAATGGCGGCAGACCATCGAGGCATTTTTGACCACGATGACGATTTCCACGCGGATCTTGGACCGGGCGATTCCGATTCAGGGAAGCGATACGTTCCACGTCATAAACCCAACGGACGTAAGTGTTACCGACGTGGATGACCTAGACACAATCACCTACGAGGCGCTGACGGACACGGACGTTTCGATCACGAAGAACTTCGACAAGGCGTTCTCGTTCGAGATCTTGGACACGAACAAGATTCAGACGACGGTGCAAGGTTGGGAGCGTGCTTATGCAAATAATGGCAGTTTCCAGCTTGCGAATAGTCTCGATGCCTCTGTATTTAGCAACCATGCCGCGTGGACGGATTTTCAGAATGCGAGCAGCGATTGGCAGTTTGAATCGGATCTCGGCGCGACGCGTTTGGCTCAGGTGACAACGTTCTTCGCTCAGCTTCGCCAGCAGATGCGGACGAACAAGGTTGACAATCAGGGCAAGCCGTTCCTTGTGGTTGACCCGGCGCTCGGCGCGATCATTGAAGAGTTTGCTGCCAATCGTCAGACGAACTTCGGCGATGCGATCCTGAACCAAGGGCTGATTCGGCGTTTTGAGTTCATGGGATTCAACGTGTATATCTCGAATAACCTGACAACGGTTTCGACTACGTTGCATTGTATGGGCGGGATCGAAAGCTATGGCAACGCGATGGGCATTTATGTCCTGCCAAATGGTGTTGAGACGTTGCGCGGGCAAGGTCGGTTCCATGATCTTGTACGTGGTCGCGTTGCGGCTGGGCATAAGGTGACGCGGACGGTTGCAGTGTACGATGTGATGGTCAACACGACGATGACAGGCACCTAAGATGGCGGACGATCCTACGTACACACCGAAGGATACGGCGGGCTATACACCGACGTTTGGCGTGAAGATTGCGCCATCGTCGGCGCCGCCGAACTACACACCGCCGAAAAATGAACCAGTTGAAAAATCAGAAGAAGGACCAGAATGAATAAGTACAATGTAATTATTGCAGTGGGTGTCGTTGTCGCGTTTGGCGTCATCGGCTCGATGTTTGTCAATGCGCAGTGGACGCCGGGAAGCGCGGAATCCGTGGGCAAGTTGTCCTCGGATTTCTCCAGCTATGTGGATGACTTCTACGTTGCTGGGTACATTGCCAATGCGGCGGTTACGAATGTTGGCGGGTTGGCGGTCTTGAAGGGCGGCAAGTTCTCGGAAGTGGCGGACCATTCCGAGTGGCTTGTCAGCGTAACGGATGGCGACGGCGACGGATTGGAAACGATTACCATTGCAGATAATGGCGGGTCGGGTTGGCTGGAGATCAAGACCAACAACAAAGCGGCCGACGATGTTGAGATCCAGAAGAACGGCGAATCGTTCGCGTTTACGACATCGAAGGATCTTTGGTTTGAGACCAAGATTGCCATTGATGACGTTGATCAGGATCTTGTTTTCGTCGGGTTGACGGTTGCTGACACTGACGTGCTCGGCTCTTTTGGTAATGACTTCATAGGGTTCAGGTTTACGACGAACGCGGCGAATGTGTTTATCCATGCGAAGAACGGCACGATCACGACGAACACGTTGACCACATCGTGGACGGACAGCGGCGCCACGGTTGGCGGCAATGCAAAGGTGTTGGCGTTCAAGGTTGATGGCAGCGATGGCGATGTATGGGCGTATGTAGATGGGGTGCAAGTGGCAAGTGCCGCAAGCTCCACCACGCTTCCCAACGACGAGGCGCTTTCGCCGGTCTTCGCGATTCGGACAGCGGATACGGGCGCTGATTCGTTATTCGTTGACTACTTAGAGATTCGTCAAACAAGATAAAGCCTACCTCCACACCGGATCCGTAAGCGGCCAGTTTGCTTTCCCTTTCGGGCCGCTTGCGTGATTCGGTGTTGGTACTTATCACATGGCAATCACACTTAGCCGGGCACTGGCGGCGACTTACTTTGGCGAGTCGAGTCACCTCAATTACGGGACGTGGTTCGGGTTTTCCGATGAGCAACAGGACGCGGCCGTCGCGCACGCTACCCGGTTGATCACACGGGCCATCGGCTCGGAAGTCACCAGCGAGACGACCGATACGCCGTCGAGCTACCGACCCGACTACGCGGTATACGAGCAAGCGTACTTCATGCTTGTGAATTCGACGGCGATCGTTGACGGTACGCAGACTGGGCCGAAGTTTGTCGCCGACGATGGGACCGGGCAACCACGCGAACGCCAGGATGTTTTCACGATTTGCCGGGAAGCGCAGCGGTGGTTGAATGCGAGCGCCGGCGCCGGGGTTCAGATAGCGAGAGGGGCATAGATGGCGGACTTTACAGTTACCACATCATTCACGGATAGCGTCACCGGGCTGGGGCTTTCCCGTTCGGACACGTTCACGCTTACCGGCAATGATTCGACGCATGTCATGGCGGATATCACGAGCGGGGAGTACACGTACACGTTGCCAACCGGGATTGGTTCGGTAGGCTACATCTTCCTCAAGAATCATGCGATCAGCGATTCGCCCGAGGATTACGTTGACGTTGCGGTTGCCACGACGGTTTATTTTATACGTCTTTTTCCTGGCCAATCGGCAATTCTGCCTATTGCGCCGGCGACATCTGCTTTATATCTCAAAGGCAATTTAAGCACGACGCCGGTTGAGATCTACGCGAGGGAAGCTTAATGCCTACTACGTTTAGTTTTTCGCTTGGGTTCAGTGATGCTGACAGCGGCATCGCGCGCAGTGAGAGCGGGGAAGTGATGATCCTGCAAAAGGGATTCGATAGTCAGTACCGTATGGATATTTCCTCCGGCGGCGAGACGACGCACAGCATCTTGACCGAAGTGGGCAATGCTTCCTACATCTGGATGATGAACCGCGACGCCACGAACTTCATCGACGTGGGGTTCACGGGGACCGGGGTCTACCAGGTACGTCTACTCGCCGGCCAGCATGCCCTATTCCCGCTCCTGCCTACTACGGCCACGATTTACATGCTGGCGGACACCGCGGCGGTAGATTTTCAGTTCTACATCCGCGAGGCGTGACGTGTGCCAGATCCGAAGTCAAATGCCGATCGGCTGAGACTCCTGGCGCACAAGACATCGCAGAACCGCGCGGAGATGATCCGCACGTTGTTGTTGGCGCGGGACAAGGTCCAAGATCGGATCCTGAAGGCGGCGCGCAACAAACGCTATGGTACAGCCCGGCGGATCCGCGATGGCCTCCTGCGCGACCTGATCGGCCTTTATCTCGATTTGCAGGGCGATCTCGACGAGTGGACCAAGGGCGCCATCGACAACACCTCGCGGGACTTCTTCGACTTGGCGGTGGAAGACTTGCTTTTGACCGAGGCGGACAAGGCGGTCATCAACTTCGCGACGTTCAGCAAGGAACATTTCGAGGACTATTTCAACCGGATCCATCCTTTTAACGCGGACAGGTTGGCGGCGGTCAACGTGCATCTGAACACGAATATCAACCGG